ACCAGCGCATCTCGACTAATCGCCGACGCTTTGCGTTGACGATCACCTTGATGCTCATCTGGACGGCCGCAGTGATTCTGTTGCAGGTGTTCTCATGAGCACCGTTGCACAGGCGTGGGTCGTGCTCCTCTGGACAATCGCAATGATCTTCGTGTTGGCACTGGGGTTGCTGGCATGAAGAAAGAGCAGTTCCGCTGCGTGTACTGCAGCAAGTTGATCCCATCAAAAGAGCGAGCGAGTAAGGTCTGTGGAATCTGTTGGGGACTTCTCATCCAGATCGCCAAGACGCAGGACATGTTTAGGAGGGGACAGTGATCAAGTGGAAGTGTTCAGTCTGCCTGGCGACGCGCCAGAGCGAGGTCAAGCCAGTGCTGTATCAGCGACTCTGCGAGGACTGCAAGGTCACGCACTACACGAACCTGGTCGGAATCTACAAGTATTCAGGTTACGCCTACTCAAACGAGGGTGGCTTCCGACAGGAAGAGGCGCGGCTGCTCTTGAAGCAGGCGCAGTCCGAGCTGAAGGCGTATCGCGCAAAAGCGATCGCGAAGTACAAGGAGGCAAACGCATGAGCAGTCCCAATGCCAAACAATGTGGACATTGCGGCGACATGCAGTTCATTCTTATTCGATCTAACGGAAAAATGTCTTGCAGGATTTGCGTTGCAGAGTTCCTATCGCACGATGCTGGGTGCGCGATTTGTCGCACGACCGGCTCTGCGCGCCGTTGGTACAAAAACAGAGGCAGCCTGTGTGTCAACTGTCTGGTGGCTGCAATGACGATCGACGAGGAGGCCGCGAGTAAAAAGAGGAGTCCGAAGCAAAAGCAGCCTGCGCCCATCAGGGATCACGGAATCCTTCACGTCGGTAGCGATGCCTGGATTGAACAAAACGAGCATTACCAAAGACTGGTAGAAGCGTGGACTAAAGAGATTGGGAGGAACGCATGAGCAAGCGATTCGAGTTCGTCAGTGCGCCACAGCGGAGTCCAGAGTGGTTTGAGATGCGGAAGGGCGGCATCACCGCCACCGGCATCACCGCAATCAACGGCACGTCGCCGTACAAGACCGCCTATCGGCTCTGGGCAGAGTTGACTGGTCAAGTCGGCGAGCAGGAAGTCGGAGCGGCAGCACAGCGCGGTCAACTGCTAGAGCAGGCAGTCGCCGACTACTACACCGCCGAGACTGGCAAGAAGCTGCGGAAGTCCAACGGCATCGTCAGGCTCAAGGATCACCCTTGGGCAATGGCGTCGCTCGACCGGACAATCGTTGGCGACACCGACGGTCTCGTAGAGATCAAGACGTCAACGAGCAGCCGCTGGCAGTTATTCCCTGTGCCACCTGAGTATGTCGACCAGGTGCAGTGGCAGATGTTCATCACAGGTGCGTCGTACTGCGACGTCGCCGTGCTGCTCTCTGGTCTGGTGTTCCGCATTGAGCGCGTGGAGGCAGATCCTGTCTACCAGACGATTCTGTTCCACAAGGCGCAGGACTTCAGGGAACTTGTCAGGACCAAGACGCCGCCGCCGTTGACCGGCAACGACAGCGACACGCTCTCAGAGGTGAAGCCGCAGGTGAGCAACACCTACGCCACAGCCGATGAGCAGCTCGATCACATCGCACGGCTCTACATTGAGGCGAAGGCTGAAGCCGAGGCCGCTGACACGGCACTCAAGGAAATGGCAATCGCCATCAAGGAGGCAATCGCTGACGGCGAAGGCGTCAAGGGTCGCGGCTGGATCGCTACCTGGAAGACCAACAAGAGCAGCATCAAAGTGTCGTGGGAGTCCGTTGCTGACGTGCTCCGAGGTGTCGCTCCAGAGACCTACGCAACGAGCGTCAAGAAGTTCACCGAAGAGAAGCCAGGAGCGCGTGTGTTCCGCGTGTTCGGAAAGGAGAGCGAGTGATTGAGATCCAACTCACACCTGCCGTCCTGATCCGCGCAGAGGAGATGTACCGCACCGCGAAGTCGAGCGAGTCGCTGAGGTTTAGGAAAGACAAGGCGAAGGGCAACACCGACTGGACTGGCGTGCTAGGTCAGGCTGTGTTTGAGCAGGCGCTCAAAGATGCTCACCTGCCGTTCCGCTTCGTTGACCTCACGACCAACGACTACGAGGTGTGCGGTCTGAAGCTTGACGTCAAGACAAAGGCGTGGAGCAAGACGCCGCAACCGAGCGATCCGGTCAGCGTGTTTGACTACATCAGCGACCACCAGACGGTGGACTTCTACGGCTTCGTGCATCTGCAGCTCGCACAAGGAGAGGATCGCAACGGTCCACCGAGTGCGACGCGGTTCCAGCGTGCGTGGGTGCTCGGAGTCAAGGACTCAGTCGGATACCAAGAGAAAGCAGAGGAGGTGAAGATCGGAGACGTGTTCGAGAGTGGTCACGTAGCGCGAGCTAACTCGCACAACTTGGCGGCGTTGCATTTGCTGCCACTACAGGCATTAGGAGGGACAGAGGAATGAGTAAGCAACTCGCAGCGGCACTGGCCGCACCGTTCAAGCCGGAGGAACTGAAGCAGCGCCCAGGGCGCGCTGGCATGACCTTCACATACGCCGACTCACGCGCAGTCGCACAGCGGCTGGATGACGTGCTCGGTCTAGATGGCTGGCAGTTTGAGGTCAAGGTCGCCGACGCTGCACGCTCGGTCGTGCATGGCAACCTGATCGTCGTAGTCGATGGGAAGACCACGATCCGACAGGACTTCGGCTATCCGAACAGCACGCAGGATGAGGAGCCGTTGAAGTCAGCGGCATCCGACGCACTCCGACGCTGCGCCGCGCAGCTAGGGGTGGGCAGGAGCCTCTACAGCCCAGAGAAGTTCTCAGGGAGTGTCCAAGTACCACCTAGGGTACAAGCGCCGCTCTCCGTGGCTCCTAGGGCAGTCTCCGTTGATTCTACGAGCGAGACAGACACGATGATCATGACGAGGGCTGCACTGGTCTTCGTCCAGGGTGAGTGTCCTGATCACCAGATCGGCTGGCAGTTGAAGCCTGCAGGCATCTCAAAGGCAGGGAAAGCCTATGACGCCTTCTGGAGCTGCACTGGCCGTACCGATGGTCAGTTCTGCAAGCGAAAGCCGAGCATTGACTGGGTGAACGCTCAGACACGCGATGAGGGTGAGGCAATGCTGGCGGCGAAGGCGAAGGGGCTGCACGATGGCAACCCTGAGCTGCAGAAGTCACTGGAAGAGTTGCCGTTCTAACATCAACCAGGGAGGTCGGCGACTGAATGCGCCGACCTCCCACAAGCAGAGGAGGACGAGATGAGTCTATGGGTCAAGTGGGACGTCAATAGCCACAAGGATGAGAAGATCGCACGGCTGACCGACATGCAGTTCCGCGCCTTCATCACGATCATCGCGGAGGTGAAGACGCTTCGCTCCGGTGGCATCTTCAAGAACCGAGCGCACGTCAAGTCAGTCATCGGTCCACGCCTTGGCAGGGCTGTGGATAAGTTGGTGGAAATAGGTCTCCTGACAGAAAGTGGCGACCTTGTCGTGGCCGTGTCGAACTACTCTCGCTGGCAAGTCGACCCAACGTCGACCTCGCGGCAGCAAAAGTGGCGAGATCAAAATAGGGGTGGGATAACGGTACCAGAGCAGAGCAGAGCAGAGCAGAACAGACTCTCCTCTATATCTCCTCTCACAAAGCGGACTGGGACTTCTCAACCGACTTCTATCGGCGACCTTCTTGGAGGGAGAAGGAAATGATCAAATACGGAAGAAGACCGAGTGCGAATCCGTCACGTCACGCAGTGCTCCAGAGGGAGTACAGGCTACGGATGAGTGAAGAGCGAGTTGAAGCTTCGCGGCTCAGGATGGTGCTGAGGAATCACGGTCTCACCGAGAGTCAGTATCTGGAACTCAGGCGGCAACAGAATGACCTCTGCGCTGCATGTCATGAGCCGCTGGACTTCGTCGCTGCGTATCAGGTCAACATCGACCATGACCACTCGTGCTGCGACAAGAGAAAGCCGAACGGCACCATCTCCTGTGGGGAGTGCGTGCGTGCGCTGCTCTGCCGGAGCTGCAACATCGGCATCGGCGCAATGGAACGAGAGCCAGCCAAATGGCCGCTCTGGATTCAATACTTGAGGAGGATGGGATGATTGAAAACCTTGCAAGCGCCAAACTTTGTCTCAAATGCCTTGCTGACGGCCTATTCACGATTAGGGACAAATGCTCTACGCATGAAAGGTGCCTTAAGCGCAAGCGATTGAACCTCAAATCCCTCACGCCAGAGCAGAAAACCGATCGCCGCCGTGAACTTGCACGGTTGCGAAGGATGCGATTCACGCCAGAGCAAGTAGCAAATGCGAGAGAGCGGCACCTTAGATCCTATGAGCGCAACCGTGAGCTTCGTATGCAGAGAATGCGCGAGTGGTACGAGCAGAACAAATCGATTCAGCAGGAAAAAAACAGAGCGCGATACGCGCAGGCAAGAGACAGGAGCGCAGCAGATGCTACTCATCGGTGATTGCATTGATCAGATGAAGACGCTGGAGGTAGACAGCGTTGATGCCATCGTGACCGACCCTCCGTACGGCCTTGAGTTTATGGGCAAGGAGTGGGACGGCTTCGGCACGCCACTCGGCTTCCAGACTTGGAGCGAGCAGTGGGCGCGTGAGGCGCTGCGCGTGCTGAAGCCAGGTGGACACCTGCTCGCCTTTGGCGGCACTCGGATGTACCACCGGCTCGCAGCTGGCATTGAGGATGCTGGCTTTGAGATCAGAGACACACTGATGTGGCTCTACGGCTCAGGATTCCCCAAGAGCCTTGATGTGAGCAAGGCGATTGACAAGGCTGCTGGCGCAGAAGTTCCAGTCACCGCACCATCAACCGAAGCCGCAAAGAAGTGGCAAGGCTGGGGAACCGCACTGAAGCCAGCCGTTGAGCCAATCGTGCTGGCACGCAAGCCGCTGATCGGCACAGTTGCGGCCAATGTGCTGACGCACGGCACTGGCGGACTGAACATTGACGCGAGCAGGATTGGGACAAACGGCGAAAAGATTGCGCCATTTGGCACTCCAACTAACGCTCGGTCTGGGATTATGGACAGCACCAACGAACCTCGCGATCCAGCAAAAATTGCAAACGCACTTGCAAAGGTAGAGAAATACGGTCGCTGGCCAGCCAACATCTTGCTTGATGAGGAAGCCGCTGCAATGCTTGATGAGCAGAGCGGCGTTCAGAAAGACGGTGTCGCAGTCAAGCATCGTGGATCAAACTTTGAGACAAATATCTACGGTGGTGGCATTGGCAGAATGCCACCTGGAACCCCAGATCACGGCTTCGGCGGCAGCGGCGGCGCTTCACGATTCTTTTATGTTGCAAAGGCAAGCCGATCAGAGCGCAACGCTGGAACTTGGCAACTAAAGAAGGGTCATACAGACTTTGGTGGGAACGGAAAGCCTGGAAGCGGATTCAATGAGGTGACACACGGAACAGTGCCAAAACTCGCCGCAAATATCCACCCAACCGTGAAGCCGGTCGCACTGATGCGATACCTGATCAGGCTAGTCACGCCAAAGGGCGGAACAGTGTTGGATCCTTTTATGGGATCTGGAACGACGGCAGTTGCAGCTATTGAGGAGGGCGTGGAGTGGATTGGTTGCGAACGTGAGCCAGAGTATGTTGCGATTATTGAGGCGAGAATCGCCGCTGCGCAACCTGGTATGGGATTGAATCTAGAGGAGGACACAAAGTGAACATCGCCTTCGTAGGACCACAGGGAAGCGGCAAGAGCACACTCGCTGAGATGCTCACAGAGCGCCGCACCAATCCGTACCTGACTGTACCGATCGCCGACTCGATCAGGGAGGTGGCAGAGGCTGCGTACCGAACGCAGGAGCGCGACTTTGACAAGCGCGAGTTCTACCCTCAGCGCAAGCTGGGGCTGGACGTGCAGGTGTCAGGGAGGGAGATCCTCCAGGAGATCGGAGCGCAGCTACGAGACATGGACTCGCTGTTCTGGGTCCATGCGTGGCTGAATCGCTACGAGCGACTCAGGGCAATGCACCGGATACGGCCAGTGGTGGTGGATGACCTGCGCCTGCCGATCGAGGCAAACTTCATGCGTGAGCACGTCAAGGAGATCGTCATCGTCAGGGTCTACGCTTCGGCAGAGGCTCGGACATCTCGCCGAGGGACGCTTCAGGGAGTCTCGGACATCACCGAGACCGCCTACATGCAGACCTTGGCAGACTTGCAGATTGACACAACCGACTTGACGGCTGACCAGTCGTACGCCATCCTCAAGGGGTACATGACGGATAACGGTCACTGGCAGTCAACCGAGGAGGCTTGATGAGCGCGCTGACAGAGCTAGAAATGCGAGCCGTTCAACTCGGCTATCACTACGACGGCCTGATCCGCGTCGGAGATCCGGCGCTCTGGGTGGTCGTGCTGACAGACAGCGACGGCTCAGAGTTGACGTTCCAGGCTGACACCGTTGAGGGAGCCGTAGAGCTAGCGACTGATCGCATGTCGGTCATCTGTGGGATGCGTGACGCGTGAGCGCGTTCTATTGGCTTGGCGTGGTGCTCACGTCAGTCAACCTGCTCCTCTTTGTCGGCTTCCTCTTGGCGCTCTTCAGGTTTGACACCAAGCGCACGCCGATCATCGTGCAGATGATTCTCTCTGGCGTCACGGCACTCTGGATGATCGGAGCGCTCAGATGGCAGGCGTAAAGACGAAGCGCGGTGGCGCAGCCAAGCCGCCAGTATGGAAAGTCCAGAACTGCAGCGAGTGCCACAAGGTGATTGACTACACCGACTCAAAGCGTCAGGTGTTCCCAGCGCAGCGCGTGCAGGCGATCATGTTTGACGGACCGAAGGTGCAAAAGCGCTATCAGTGGCGGCACAAGACATGCGCGTAGAGCGCGTGGAGATTCGGTG